GTCTCTTGCATGTCTATTACCCTCCATGCTTTTATTGATGATATATACTTCGTTTATACTCTTTGAGTATAAACGCCGAAAACACATTGATGATAGATTCCCTCGTTGAATCTGACAATTTAACCCCAAACTCCGAATAGGGGAGTTTAGGCATAGAACGACTATTTGGAACTACAAAGGAGCTGATAAATTCAATAAACTTTTCCCTTGCTATGGTATCGCTTCCCTCTTGTGTAGGTGGACGAGCAGTTAATGCTCCCCACTCACTCATCATCTCTCCTGATTGCTTGTAAGCCTTTTGCAACCCCTCGATGTAACGAAGGATAACTTCCATTCCCACTTTATGAAAAGCCTTACGGTAAAACAGACGTTCAATGTAAGTAAAATTGCTCAGAATTACATTATCGAATTTGGTCGACGAAATACGTACGTCACCTACATCTGACGGGGCAAACAACCCCACTGTTTTTATTGTGGTTGTAACCAACCACCTTCCTGTTATATCTCCGACTACAATTCTGTTGAAGTCTACGTTGAACAGCCCTGTTTTCTCAAGGAAGTTCAACGCCTGATACAGTTTTAAATTCGAATCACTCATTCTAGTCCCTCCCGAATAACTTTTTCCTTTCAGATCGATAATATATAACCTGAAATGAGAGCAAAGGGCCAGTGCTATACATGTGTTACATGATAAATAAAAAAGGAAGCACAGCTGAGTGTGCTTCCTTCTTTTTAATCATCGCCGACCAAATCAGCTATCGTTGCTCGATAGATGTAAACCTTCTTATTGTGGAAAGCCTTCAGCTTCTTAACCCGCAGTGTCGAACCGATCTTACCAGCAGCCAACCCAACCATCTTCAGATCCTTCTGATAAGGCTGTTCACCCATACATTTATTACATACTAATGGAACTGCATGTTTGCAATACATCGGACTTCTCATCTGTACTGTTTTCCCCTTATACTGATCAAAATTCTTGGGTGTCAGTAAGACGAGTTTTGATCCCTCGACGATATACATATACATGAGTTCGCTTTTGAAATACGGATCGATGAAGGTTGTTAGGTAGTCTTTGGTGCCACAGTCACTATCCTTATCCGCGGTTTCTACATCTTGTAATGTCGCAATGATTTTCTTGATCGCATATCCACCCATTGCAACCCCTTTTGCCCGTTGGAATGTACCATAGACAGCGGAGTCGGCAAAGAGCGGATACTCTTCCTTACGGATGCCATCATCATAGTTGGAGGTTGCAATCTCCCAGTCACCTGTACTTGTGTTAAGTATCGGACCTTTCATTAGCATCATTGTCTTGTAGTTATTATCGAAATTAAGTTTGGCATCTGATGCGAAGTTATCCCACTCCGGGAGTGTTTGAAGATGGGCTTGGGCCATTTTTACCAGCTCTTGCTCAATTTTCGCACCTGCAATTACATCCCCGGCTTGGATTTCTTTCTCATATTCTTTGAATAATTCTTCGCGTCTTTGCTTAATGTGTGGTGGGAGGATAAAAAGATTATTTGACAACGACACGTTGATCAACTCTGCTATATCTCCACCGCCAAGCCAATCCAATGAATCAATCAATTCAAAGAACTGCTCCCAGTTGACACGGTCATTCGCATATGCCTCGGAAATAAGGTTGTATACAGCATTTAAGTTCTTTCCCGTTATAGGAGCGTTGACATATCCGGTCACATCGGAGAAGTGTACATCGATAATCAGCCGATTAAAGATGTAGGCTCCAAGTGTCGTATAACCGGGAAGATTTTTTGCACATGCATTTTCCGGTAGCATAAAGTAATCCGTCGTTGAGAATCGAGCTGTTGGTCTCTTGACTGTCCGCCCAAAGTAAGACTTCAGCAAGGTATTGGTGATATCATCCTGCTTAAGTTTCAGAATCTCTTCAACTTCGACCTCTGTAAGGAGTCTCATAGTCATCACCCTTATATTGCATAAACTTTATAAGTGAAAGTATAGGACGCTTCCGAGTCGCGCAGATACATATTAGGTATATTCAACTTGGATATCGCTCTAACACCCGCGTAATCTGTACCATCCAAAAATCCGGCAACCAATGCAATACTGTTAAACCGGCAACTACTGATGTCCCCGTATGTGAGCATGTACCATTCGCGGAGATCCGCCGGAGAAACCGTTAGTACAACCTCGCCGAATACCAATAGACCAAGCGTTGTATCGGTTTGGTCAATATTTGGAGGAATCTCAGTACCATCTGTAAATAAGTGCCGGATAATTGCAGTCGAATCAAATTTCTTGGCATAATAGTAATAATTGCTTCCAACTTGTTTCTTAATTGCATATTTGGCCTGATCGGTGGGAGAGAGATCCGCTGATGTACTCACAACCCGAACCGGTACAATGGATGAAACTGTCTTATCTTTAAATTTCACTGCCTTAATCAGATCAGGTGTTTCAACTCCACCATTTCCAAGTGTAAACCCGAAGATCAATTCGTTCTTTAGGTTATCTTGAGTTGGTGCAACACTAGCTTTTACGTTTAGATCCTGAGAGAGTGTTGGCATTCCGAAGGTTGACCGAACGCCGAACATCTTTTCCAGTACATAGGTTGCACCCGGAATAATAATATCATTATCAAAATGCATCATTGGCTTTCCGGTTACCGGGTTAATTAATGAGAGTCTTCCAATGAGCTTTGTAGGCTTCTTCTGACCAGTCAGGATGAGTCTTCCTTGGCTATCAATAAGCTCATCTGTCAAAAATAACTTATCTTTCAATTCGGACATTTTAAAATTCCTCCTTATGTTTGTGAAATAAGTGTAAGCTCGTCTCTAAAAGCAACTGTAGACTTCAGTGTACCTGTACCGCGAACACCCATGTCGTCAGTTAGAGTTACATTGGTATGCGCATATATCTCTCCTTCAAACGTCGTGCTATCAATAAGCTTAACGTTGTTGGTCATGTCGTCTATATTGTAGGTTATAGACATGGAGAAGATATTGATGGTGAAGGCTTTAAATGTATTGATTAGTTTAAGCATGTAAGTCTTCAGTACATTCTCGCTGGATACCGCAGGTATCTTCAAGAATACATAAGAGAATCTATCAGACTGAACATATTCCTCCAATGAGGTGAGAAGCTTGAATAATGCTGTATCGATCTCCGAGTCATGCAGCGTATCGATAAAGTTAGCTAACACCATGTTGTGACTTTGCAGATAATCCAAGTAGGTATCTGCAATGGTGTTATTCGGTTTCGTATAGACACTCGCAGATAATTTGGATTGTGCCACATACTCCAAAATTTCCTTACATGCCAGGTATTCATTCAGGTTTCGCGTTGAAGTCTTAATCGCCATGATGGAATCGTATATTTCCTTATTTTTAAAGAAGAGTTCCACCAATTCGGCAGGTTGATTCATCTGCCCACTGGGAAGAACAGTAGCAAAGTTAATCGGAGAAGTGTAATTATACTTTGCCATGATTGCATTTATTGCCGGAATACTTCGCTCAAAGTTAAACTTGTTGACATACGCAATATCAGCTGGGTCAGTGATGATGTCACCTGCCCACCCAATCTTCTTACTCAATAGTGCAGAGATCATCGTAATTGCATAGAATAAAGTGATGGACTGCCCTTGGAAAGGCTCTGTAAAGATTAACCTTTCGGTGGACAGTTTCAAATCCAATATCATACCGAAGAAATAGCTAACCTCGAATGAGAGTTTAGACATTTCGTAAGCGGTATTGATATTGATATAATCTGTGTCAATGTAGTTAAAGGGTTCTTTCAATAACTTCTGTCGAATCGCTTCATCTGACTCATATCCACCCCAGTAGATATCGTTAGCCGTTACATCCGTGTAAGCAATTCGATTCTCAGGTCGTCGAATCTCATTGTCGATGTTTGGACTATTGATATCTACCTGTGCGAAATGGATGTTAAACATTTCGTCATACTTAGGTGTCACACCATCGCTCTCATACTCGAAAATATACTTATCCTCGGAGTCTTTCAGGTGTTCTTTTACCAGTATAAACTTTCGGATGGTGATATTATCAAACCCAAATATCTTAAAGATCTTACCGATAACTTCATCGGTTCCTTTGGATACAATGAGGGATTTGATATTATCTGCAATCTTCTTTCGATATACAATAGGAATATCGTCAAAGATATCTAAGTCATGAGATTGTAACAATGCCTTGATCGTCAACTCATTGGTGAATTCTTTACTATTGAAGATATTGATCGAATCATTGACGACCATGATCAGGGCATTCATCATGATTAGGAATCCGATGTAGGCGTCGAAATATGTTTGATCCAAGGACAGTCGACGTTTATAGTAATTATTAAGGATATACGTCTTTGACCGTTCATAGGAGATATTGAAGCGTTCTTTTAGATCCCGATTTGCAATCTCTCCAATACGGATGATGTCAAACCTTCTTGCATGACGTGCGGTTATATTATTGACCTTATTAGCACCCAAATATTTAAGATAGTTACGTTCGGGATACTTATCAATAAGCTGATCAATAAATCCAAGGTTGTTCAATATAAAGATTTCATCATTCGTCATCTCATGGATTGGTTTGTTTATGTCCACACCAGCCACAGGTTCCGTGATGAAAATTTCAAGACTGTCTTCCATGAGTGGGAGACCACTGAGTGTTCGGTAATAGTTATTAGTCTCCACATATTCGGCTAACACCTTTTGACGCTTCAATCCAACTACAGCATCTCGTTTTGCCTCCGGTATATTCTTCTTCGACAAAAGTGCTGTGGCAATTTCCAACTCTGTCAGTCCAGCAGCTTCAAGTATTTCGACTTCGAATGACTCATACGTGTCAAACGTATCAGTCCCCATCAAGGCGCTAGAATACTCATCGAACGTCCTAATGGTTTCTAATGTCTCATAAGATCGCGCAATGTCTTCCCGTTTAACAACTACCGTCCCAGCTAATACGAGAATTTCCTTTGAAAGATCCATGACATATGACGTTTCAATATTGATATCGGACAATTTACTCACTTCCTCTCTAAAACAATCGATAAACCTATAATTTTCTGTTTCCCTTCTACTTTTATAAGCCGGTAACCAAAGAAAGGAGAATATACAATGGAACAATTTGAATTTGCAGGGGATAAGAACCCGAAGATATACTCGATGTCTGACCCTGACCATGTACTTAAACTATATCTGTCAAAAAAGGACTTGGCGGACTACGAGGTATTTACAAAATTTATACACGGGGTTATGGCAATGGTACATAAAGACCCCCGCTATACCAATTATAAGGGTAAACTATACGAGTTAGGACTTACTCGTTGCCAAGTGTTCTCCAATATCACGGTGGATATGGCTCCGCTGGAGATGCATCATGGGCCAATCTTTAATCTGTTTGAAGTATGTGCTATTGCGGCCGACCATCTCTTGGCGGAAGATCAAAAGTTGGATACCTTTACCGTAGCAGATATTGTACTCAGAGAGCACGAGAAACATCACATCCAAGTCGTTATGCTGTGTGAGACAGCACACGAAGCAGCAGAGAACCAATCTATCTTCCTTTCTTATAAGCAAGGTTGGGGGAAGCTGGATAAATTCCTTAAGAAATTTAGAAAGGGTCTTCGCATAGAGCATTATGAATTGGTGAGGGATTACCTCCGACTATCCAAAGAACACAAGGCAACCGATAATGGTGTATTTGAAATCATCGAACGTATAAAAAAATATGTTAAACCTTAATATATACCGTAACGAATGTGAGGGATTATATTATGGGTGAGCATCCATCTGTGGCTATTTTCTTAATGGTCAATCAGTTGATACTTATCATTCTGCTTCTCATGCTAGTGGTTCAACGTATGAAACCATCCAAAGAAACACCAACCACTCGCCAGTTTACCTACAACCAAGATATACTAGCTGGTTTTGAGAAATGGTTGGACCGAACGATTCAGATTTATATGACACGATATATCGAAGAAAAGATGGGGAAAGAACTCCTCGTCGAGAGAGATCTAA